CGAACAGTGTTTTCCCAGGTATCCGGGAACTGAGAAACCAGCATACCGTTGGGATCACGAGCTATAAATTTCTCACCAATCTTAGTGATTGTCACATCACCGCTTGAGCAGTTAACTGACTCCCACGTTTCCGTTGAACGCCAATCCGACTTCTTCCATTCGCTTATAAACATATGCTTGCTCCTCATTTCCTATATATACATATTAGCACATAGTACAAGAGCGTCAACCATTTTTGCCATAAATACTATACGATAAGGATATTTTTTATGCCTAGACTCTCATTGTGGAAAGATGGTGCTCACACCAACGATTTTAAGTTTTTTGACCGCCGTATATCAGAAATGTTTACTGTGGGCGGTACGGGTATCAACGTACACAAATACCTAGGCATCATTGACCAGGGATCTAGCACAGATGCTAGCCAGCCGCAGACTACTCAGGATGATCCACTTGCTATACAGGATTTCCTGTTTCTAGAGAACAGAGACCGCAAGTATGACCAAGATGTTTATACAATGCGAGGTATCTACAATGTAGCAGATACAGACTTTGATCTCAGTCAATTCGGATTGTTCCTACAGAATGATACGCTTTTTATTACATTCCATCTACAGGATATGGATCGTATCCTAGGTCGCAGGCTAATGGCAGGTGATGTGTTAGAATTACCACACCTAAAAGATTATAACGCTCTAGATACTAGCCTAGATGTAGCACTTAAACGTTATTACGTTGTACAAGAGGGCACACGCCCAACAGAAGGATATTCTCCTACATGGTGGCCACACCTATGGCGTGTAAAATGTACACCACTAGTAGACAGTCAAGAATACAACGACATTCTTAACAAGATACAGGTCGATGAAGATGGCGATAGTACTGGCGCAACCTTACGTGATTTGCTCAGCACATACCAAAAAGAGCTCGAAGTCACTAATAAGGTTGTAGAACAAGCTGAAGTGGAAGTTCCAGAAAGTGGATACGATACCAGCAAATACTACGTAGTACCTACAGACGAACTTGGCAGACCGCAGGAGCCTAAAGGCCATAATGCAGATGAAACAGGCACTGCATCCGATAGTACCACAGTTGACAGTAGTAGCACACGTATTAGTCCAACCAGTGTAAAAGCATACGATGGCTACTTAGTTGGTGACGGACTTGCACCAAACGGACATCCTATTACAATGGGCACTACTTTCCCGTCTAGTGCATTAGAAGGCGACTATATACTACGTCTAGACTTTTTACCAAACAGACTGTTTAGATATAGCGGTACACGTTGGGTTAAGGTAGAAGATGATGTACGTAGCAGACTAACACCTGGCACAGGAAATACTCTACGTGATGGATTTATTAACAATAGCAATACAACCACAAGAGACGATAATACTACAATGGATCAACGACAGGCGTTAAGTAGTGCACTAGAGGCTAAGGAAGATTAATGGCACAAACATTTTTCTATGATGAACAAGTAAGACGCTTCCTATTACAGTTTATACGTGCTTTCTCTAACTTCCAAGTTGAGTATGGCAAGGACAGAGATGGTAATACAACTCTTGTAACTGTACCCACTAAATATGGCGATGCAACACGTATGGTCTCTAGTCTAATCAGAGAGAATAGCGAGAACAAAATTGTTCCTACTCCAATGATTAGCTGCTATGTAACAGCAATGGAGTATCAACCGGAGCGTAGACAAGAGCCTACATTTGTTGACAAGCGTCATATCCGGATGCGTAAGTTGGATCAGGATACTGGCGAATATACTACACAACAGGGCAATGCTTATACAGTTGAGCGACTAATGCCTGTACCATACCAACTTACAATGAATGTTGATATTTGGACAAGTAATACAACACAGAAGCTACAATTACTAGAACAGATACTTGTATTATTTAATCCTGCACTGGAAATACAAAGCACAGACAACTATCTAGATTGGACCAGTCTAAGTTATATCGAACTGCTACAAACACAATGGAGTAACCGAGCCGTGCCTGTTGGTGTAGACGAGCAAATTGATATTGCAACACTAACTTTTGCTGTTCCTATTTGGTTAACAGCGCCTGCTAGAGTTAAGAAGCTAGGTGTTGTACAAAAGATTGTCGCAAGCATCTATGATGAAAGCGGCAGTATCAGCGATGGTGTTATTGATAGAGATATACTGCTTGGCGAGCGTATGAAGTTTACTCCTATGAACTTCGGTATACTATTGATCGGCAATCAGGTAAGTATCTTGCACAGAGAAGAAACTGTTACAAATAAAGTAGATTACGATCCTCTAAACGATCCGCCTACTAAAATACCTGCTGATGCAGAAGAGACTACTTGGCGTGCACTTATAAATCAGTATGGCGAACTACAAGCAGGTATCAGTCAAATACGCTTAGAAGTAGGCACAGGCGAAGTTATAGGTTCAGTTGCATATCATCCAACTGACGACTACAAACTATTGTTTACTATTAATGAGGATACAAAACCTACTAATAGTATTGATGCTGTTACAAAGATTATTAATCCACTTGACAAAGCACCTGGTGCAGGATTAGTAGCAGCGGCAGCTGGTCAAAGATATTTGATTCTAAATGCGATAGGTAGTAGTGAAAACACAGATGGACCAACTGCTTGGGCAGGTAGTAGCGACACTGACCTTATTGCAGGCGCTAACGATATTATCGAATACGATGGCACAAAATGGGAAGTAAAGTTTGACAGTAGTGCCGAATCGGGTGTACAATATATGACAAATACCCATACTGGCATTCAATACAAGTGGACAGGCACTACCTGGGTCAAGAGTTTTGAAGGCGAGTACAGAGCAGGAGACTGGTCTCTAGTCATATGAACCTTAGCATAGGTACTATTTTCTTCAGCACTAGCACTAAACGATATCTGTTTTTGTTACGTAACAAAGATAGTCATGGTGACACGTGGGCTTTTGTAGGAGGTAAAGTTGAAAGTGGAGAAAGTCCTATCGAGGGATTAACTAGAGAAATTGAGGAAGAAGTAGGCTTCTTACCTAATATAACAAAAAATATTCCTATTGAAAAGTTTACAAATAAAAACAAACAGTTTGAATACCATACTTTCATAAGTGTAGTAGAAGAAGAGTTCATACCTAAACTTAATAAAGAACACAAAGGATATGCTTGGGTATCTATTGAAGGCTGGCCCAAGCCGTTACATCCTGGTGTGTTTAGCACTTTTAAAATTGAAGAAATTATGGGTAAGATTAAAACTGTAAGTGAGCTATTTGTGGACAGCGCCTAATTGTGCTAGATTAACAAACTGTAACATACCTATAGTTTTAACGTTGGGACACCAGTTCCATTCGTCTATTACATGTTCAGAATAGTTTGCACGTTCGGGCTGCACATGGTAAAACTCTACATCCTCATAAGTTTCAAATATAGATCTTAACTGGTTTACCAATGGCGGATTTATAGCTTCAGGGCTACTTATAGGTTTATAACTTTTTGTCATTTTAGGATACAAATGCTTTGTTGCTTCATTATAAAAATCAAACCCAATCATAAACACACGCTTATGTCCATCGGCACATGCTAAACGTACTGCGGCAGGTCCAGCATACATTTGTTGCCAGTGTGGATATAGATGAAACAGTCCTGAATGTTTAACAATGCACTTTCGAGTACTATAAACAATATTTTCTTCACAATAGTCAGTTTTACTGATAGCAGTACAAATTTCTTCATTGGCACAAATAAGAAAAGTAGGAGTAAAGTCTTTGAATAGCATATTGCATCCATAACTTTGCCCAACACTCCTAATACCAACTGCACCTCCATGCTGACCATTGAAAAGCTCGAGATTGTACTTTAATCTGCTAGGGCCATTACCTATTACGAATGCGGTGCATGAATGATCTTCATTAATAATAGTTTTGGGTACCCAAACACTATTTTCTTCTTTATTAGCATCACGCCAGTGCAGTGTATCTACTACACGTTCGCCTTCATAATCAGAAGTGTAAAATTTAAATAGTGACATTAAATTACGCCAACTACAACTTCTATTAATTCTTCTTCAGTTGTTGTTTTATTGGCTAGTGCTTTACCAATTACGCTGCCGTAGCGTGGATCACCTTCTTCGCGCCAGGCTTCTGCACAGCCTAGTAAACTACTAGTAATCATCAGATCGCCCTTACGAACTTCGCCAATAACTCTTACTGGAACACGGCCTTGAAGTGCAATATAAGGAGCATATTCAACAGTTTCTACTAAATCAGAGTTCATCATATAAGCTGGTTTTTCACTAACTACACCCGCCTTACGTCTGTCCATTTTGCTAGTAGATTGTGTAACTTCCTTTTCTCCACCAAATATCATAACAGTACCAGTAGGATATTCAGCATCTGCTTCATATCGTTCTGCTAAGTCAGCGTATCTTGCACTTGTTGCAGTACCAGTCAATACGCCTGTTACAGTAACACCGCCACTATCGGTATTGAGTCTTTCACCTCCATTATAATATAGTCTAGTTTCGCTATTTTCAATAAGTTGAACATGCCATTTATTATTTTGGTCATCGTAGATGCCACCAATTGATCCATCGGTCATAAAAGACCAAAGACCTTCATTGGAACTATTACTAATCTGTATGCCACCCCAACCAGATGTGGTGCTTTTTATCAGCAGTAAATCTGCACGATCAGATGCTTCGGTAAGCACTATTTCACTGCCAATATCGAGTGAGCTGCTTATATCAACATCAGTAGCTGTTACTGTACCGTTAACTTCAAGAGCTGTTCCTGGGCTGACTGTACCAATGCCAACATTGCCACTGTTGTTGATACGCATACGTTCTGTGTTATTAGTGCCGATTCGGACGTAGTCATTGAAGTCGTTCCAGATGTCGATGCCGTTCGTGTTGCTTCCATAGCCCATGTGCCCAGTAACGCTACCGCTATCCTGCGACAACTCAATTCGAGCGTTGTCAGTTTCGGTCACATTATCTGTGTCTGCTTCCAGCGTTAAAATTGCAGGACCAGTTGACGTGAGATGCAGGAGTGTGCTGGGTGACGCAGTACCAATACCGACATTGCCACCATTTTCAATACGCATGTATTCAGTGTTATTATTACCAATACTCATTCCATACTGATTATCAGCACCATTAAATTGAATGTAACCTTGATCTGTTACATCAATACGTTGCTGAATACGAGTAAATGCGGTAGCCCAAGACGACCCAGCACCATCTCGTTCTGTGAAAACTCTTAAATAACTACCATTACTGTTTGTTGAGATAAACCTTGCTAGTTCTAATTGGTCACCATCTGATGTACCTAAAGCACCTGCATTTACACCTAATTTTGCACCCGGTGACGATGTGCCAATGCCGACATTGCCGCTGCTGTCGATGCGTACTCGCTCTGTGCCGCCTGCGTGACTTCCTGATCCTGTGGCAAAAATATAACCACTTACACTATCAAGTCTAAACAGTTCGGATGTTGCTGCACCCTGTCCTATAGATGTAAGTGCAGTACCATTGCTAGCAAAGAAATCTATCAGTGCTTTTTCAGTTGCAGTAGTGCCGTATGCTTGAATACCTATAGCAGCTTTGGATGCACTGTCTGGTTGTATTTGTAATTTTCTACTTGGGTTGGCACCAGCACTTATACCAGAACCAATTTGTACGTTACCTGTTCCTTTTGTGCTTAGACCAATACCAATATTGGTATCCCCACCAGCAGCGCCAAGTAAGTTAATCTGATTTGCGCCTGTGGCTGTATTTGTAACAGTAAAATAGTTAACAGCAGATGCAGTAGTAGTGAATACGATTTGTTCATTGCCATTAGCATCAGCAATATAACCACCACTTGCAATTTTTGGTGCTGTTAGTGTCTTGTTTGTAAGAGTCTGCGTGCCTGTTGTTGTTACTACACCACTACCTATTGTAACATCAGTTTGATCATTGCCTGCATCATCTGTAGCAACAAGATATGTACCATCAAAGTTTAGATTTGCTCTGTCTGTTAGACTTGAACCAGCGTTTTGTATAGTATGTCCGCTTCCGCCGCCGCCGGTCTGATCAACAAAACTAAGTGTGCCACTACCGTTTGTGGCAAGCACTTGGTTGGCACTACCGTCTGTGGTTGGAAACTTGTATGCGTTGTTGAATGTGATTGCACCACTGTCGTTACCATCAATCTTAAATTGTGTTTTACTTGCATTATTAGGATCCGCTGATGTACCATCTGTAGTAACTGAAACAGCAAACTGTGTTCTATTAGCATTATTAGTGTTGTCAAAAGCAAAACTACCACCAACAATAAGTGCTGAACCATTCCAGTATTC